AGAACGAACTGGCAACCGCTGTGCAAGAGATGCCACGACATCAAGACATCAACAGAGGATGGTGGCTTCGGACATGGATATATGTATAAATAATTTTTTTCTTCACTGGGTAGGGGGTATAAAAATCTCTACGAGATAATCGCTCCAAGACCGCAGCCCCCCTTCGTGTGAATTTTCGCAGAAGTTTCAGGGGGGATAGACCACATGAATAATGACCTATTGGAATTTGATGACGAGATGTTCGGAGAATTCCTGACAAATACAGGCACGACCGAGCCTCCGCCCGAACCTACCAAGGACGATGAAGCACCAAAGGTCGAGGTCAAAAAGCGAAAACTTAACCGAAAACTTTTGAATCGTGTAGCAAGCGAAAAAGCACTTGATGACAAATTGGACTGGCACTTCGAGGACGGCGATGAATACCATTGCATCTCGCAGGGCGATGTGGACAGTTTGTCGTATTTGCGTTTTTGTTTGAAACAGCAACGACTCAAATATTGTATGATTAGCACTTGGGTAATGGCGGAAGCGGACATCGCAGAACTCGATGACTGGCTGACCCGAGGATTTATAGAGAAGCTGGATGTATGGGTAGGCGAAATCTTCTACAAAAGCGTAGCATATCAGCAACTCGAAGCCGTCCTACGAAAGCACGGCGGCAGAATTTATGTTTTTAGGAATCACAGCAAGGTAATGGTCGGATACGGCGACCGCTTCGATTTCGTAATCGAGAGTAGTGCCAATGTCAACACCAACCCGAGAACGGAACAAACCACAATCATCGTTGACTCGGAACTTGCGGATTTTTATAAAGACTACTACACAAATATAACACCTTTTAATAAATGGTGACAGACAGGAGGTGTGAACTATGGGAAAGCGAGGACCAAAGCCGGGAACTGGTGGCAGACCAAAAAAAGCACTCTACGATAACATCATGGAAGATAACCCCGGCAAAAGACCGCTGACCGTCCTTGATCCAAACATACGACAGGACGATGCAGACTTCACACCGCCGAACTTCTTAAACGAAAAAGGCGTGGCGATATTCACTCAAACAGTAGAGTGGCTCAAAGGAACAGGATGCATAGGATTTGTAAACCCTGACCACATATCAGAATACGCACATTGTAAATCCCGATGGCTCGAGTGCGAGCAATGGAACGACAAAAACCTTCTCGCAAAACATCCGACCACAGGACAGCCGATGCAGTCCCCATATGTTGATATTGGACTCAAATACTTAAGACAGGCAAACACCGCATGGGCGAGTATATGGGATATCGTAAAAGAGAACAGTCAAGTCGATTTCAGGAAAGGCAATCCGAATGAAGATGCAATGGCTGCCCTCTTCCGAAATAAAGAGAAAAGCAAATAAAGGAGTGAACACGGTATGCTACCTCAATGCACAGCAAAGAACATACCGATGTCCGAACTGAAGCAAGCCGCATACAATCCAAGGCGTGACCTACGCCCCGGAGATGCGGAATACGAGAAATTGAAAAACTCAATTCTCAACTTTGGATATGTCGAGCCAATTATATGGAACGAAAGGACCGGCAACATTGTCGGCGGACATCAAAGAGCCAAAGTCCTCCAAGACTTGGGATATGACGAAGCAATGTGCATCGTTGTGGAGTTGACAGACGAACAGGAAAAGGCACTCAACATCGCACTGAACAAAATATCAGGCGAATGGGATATGCCACTCTTGACGGAATTGTTAAAGGAACTCGATGAGAGCGACTTCGATGTAACATTGACAGGCTTCGATGCGGAAGAACTCGGCGAGATGTTCGGAGAGGTTAACCCGGACGAATTAAAAGGCGATGACTTCGATGCCGAAGCAACCGCAGAAAAAATAATCGTGCCATTTACCGAACCCGGAGATATATGGCGCATCGGACGACACCGCCTACTCTGTGGCGACTCGACAGTCAAAGCAGACATCGACAAATTGACAGATGGCAAGAAGATGGACATCTGCTTCACAGACCCACCGTACAATGTCAACTACGAGGGAACGGCAGGCAAAATCCAAAACGACAATATGGCTGACAACGACTTCTTGAAGTTTTTGATTGCAGCCTTCGACATGATAGAATACGCACTCAAACCCGGTGGGGCGTTTTACATTTGCCACGCAGACAGCGAAGGCTTGAACTTCCGAAAGGCGGTCAAGACCGCAAGGCTCATCCTGAAGCAATGCCTGATATGGGTGAAAAACTCCTTCGTCCTCGGACGACAGGACTACCAATGGCAACACGAACCAATCCTCTACGGATGGAAAGACGGAGCAGCTCACTACTTCACGACTGACCGCTCCAACAGTACAGTCATAGAAGAACTAAAGACCGCAGACCTTAAGAAAATGTCAAAGGCTCAACTCGTGGACACCATAAAGAAACTCATTGACGAAGCAAGCAACAACGAGCATCCGACAACGGTTATAAGAGAGAACAAGCCGAGCCGAAACGCAGACCATCCTACCATGAAGCCGATACGACTCGTAGCACGATGCGTACAAAACAGTAGCAGGCGTGGCGAAAGCGTTATAGATTTATTCGGTGGTTCAGGCTCAACCCTCGTGGCAGCCGAGCAATTACAGAGAACCGCCTACCTCATGGAACTCGATCCGAGGTTTTGCGATGTAATCGTAATGCGATATATTCAGACATTCGGAAATGAAGGTCAAGTATTCTTGGAGCGTGGCGGAACGACCACTCCATATAACGAATTAGACGACTTCACACCCGGAGCGTAGCGAAGGGAGTGAGTGCAATGGGATATCGCAAAACAAAAAGCGGTCTGTGGATTGACGACAACAAGGCTGACTTTGCGGTGGGATTTATCAATGCACTCAAACACACAAAGGGCGAGTTTTACGGTCAACCTTTCGACCTCTTGGAATGGCAAGAGAAAATCGTCCGTGATGTTTTCGGGACCGTAAACCCGAACACAGGCTACCGACAATACGACATGGCGTATGTCGAAATCCCGAAAAAGCAAGGCAAGTCCGAACTCGGAGCAGCCATCGCCCTCCTTCTCACTTGTGGGGATGACGAACAGCGTGGCGAAGTTTACGGATGCGCCGCAGACAAACAACAGGCTTCTATCATTTTTGATGTGGCAATGGACATGGTAGACCAATGCCCATACCTCAAAAAGAGAATCAAGCCTGTCATTTCCAAAAAGCTGATGATTTATCAGCCATTACAAAGCAAATACCAAGTTCTATCGAGCGATGTACCGAGCAAGCACGGACTCAATGTAAGCGGATGCGTATTTGATGAATTACACACCCAGCCGACACGAGAACTGTGGGATGTTATGACATCAGGTGCAGGCGATGCAAGACGACAACCGCTATGGTTCGTAATGACCACCGCCGGAACTGACCGAAACTCCATCTGCTACGAAGTACACCAAAAAGCCGTTGACATTTTGGAAGGGCGAAAAGAAAACAAGCACTTCTACCCCGTTATATACGGAGCGAAAGACGATGCAGACTGGACAGACGAAAAGGTGTGGTACGAAGCGAACCCATCGCTTGGAATCACAATCGATATCGAGAAAGTCCGCAAGGCTTGCGAGGATGCAAAGGACAACCCGTCCGAGGAAAACAACTTCAGGCAGCTCCGACTCAACCAATGGGTAAAGCAAAGCCTCCGCTGGATGCCGATGGCGAAATGGGACGAATGCGATGCACCGATAGACATCGCATCATTGAAAGGCAGAGAGTGCTACGCAGGTCTTGACCTTTCGTCCACTATGGACTTGACGGCATTCGTGCTATGCTTCCCACCAAGGGACGAAGATGAGGAATACATCTTCCTCTGCTATTATTGGATACCCGAGGAAAACATGAGAGAGAGAGTCCGCAGGGACCATGTAATGTATGACAAGTGGGAAAAGCAAGGCTACATAAAAACCACAGAGGGCAACATCGTAGATTACCGCTTCATTGAACACCACATCAAAGAGATTGCATCGCAGTTCGTGATAAAGGAAATCGCATACGACCGATACAACGCAACCGAGATAATCCTGAACCTTCAGGATGACGGACTGAACATGATACCGTTCGGGCAAGGCTACAAAGATATGTCGCCACCGACAAAAGAGATCCTGACAACAGTCCTGCAGAAAAAGATAGCACACGGCAACAACCCCGTGCTTCGTTGGAATTTCGATAATGTTGTAATCAAGAAAGACCCAGCAGGCAACGAAAAGCCTGACAAGGAAAAATCCACAGAAAAGATAGACGGAGCGGTCGCAGCTATAATGGCATTCGGTCGAGCCGTTATCAATAAAAACAAAAAGCCAAGTGTCTACAAAGACCGTGGAATTTTAGTCATTTAGGATAAGGAGGTGAGAGAATATGGGAAAGTTTATGAACTTCTTACTGGGAAACATAGCAGAAGAAAAACTATCGCCCGAGGAACAGCGACATAAGGACTTCGTACTGGGAAAAGACGACCTCGCCTTAATGAGCGATGACTCAACAATCATCACAGAACGCTCCGCAATGAACATAAGTGCGGTGTATTCCTGTGTCAGAGTTCTATCCGAGGATTTCGCATCGCTTCCGCTTCATTTATACAGGCAAGAAGGAAAATACAGAGAAAAGGCAACCTTGCACCCTCTGTATGATTTGTTGTATATAAAGCCGAACCACGAGATGAGCAGCTTCACGCTCCGAGAGGTCGGAATGACAAACCTCCTCCTGTGGGGAAATTGCTACATTCAAAAGGTTTATGACAAAGCCGGAAATATTCACTCGTTGTGGCCCCTGCTTTCAGAACGAATGCAGACACAGAGAAATACCGTAACGGACGAAATCGAATATTACTATGCACCAAGAAAAGGCAACACCGTGAAACTTACCCGAAAAGATGTGCTTCACATCCCCGGTTTGAGTTTTGACGGATTGACAGGACTCTCCCCGATTGGACTCGCAAGAAAATCATTACAGACCGCAAAGTCGGCACAGGTTTACGGCTCGAAGTTTTTCGAGAACGGAGCAAGACCGGGCGGAGTGCTTGAACACCCCGGACACTTGGAGAACCCCGAGAGAATTCGTGAAAGTTGGAACGAGGTCTACAAGGGAGCAGCGAACTCTCACAGAGTCGCAGTCCTTGAAGAAGGAATGAAATATCACGAAATCGGAATACCGCCTGCGGATGCACAGTTCATCGAAACCCGAAAGTTTGAGATGAACGAAATCTGCAGAATTTACAGAGTGCCACCGCACATGGTCGGCGACCTCGAAAAAGCGACATTCTCAAACATCGAGCAACAGAGCCTCGACTATGTCATTTACACCTTGCGACCTTGGATAGTTCGATGGGAGCAAGCCATCCAAACCCAACTATTGAACGACATCGAACTCGCACAAGGGTACTACCCAAGATTTAATGTTGATGGACTTCTCCGTGGAGATTTTAATACACGAATGCAGGGATACGCAACCGGACGACAGAACGGCTGGTATTCTGCAAACGACATCCGTGAAAAAGAAGATATGAATCCTATCCCTGCAGAACAGGGTGGCGATGATTACCTCGTGAACGGAGCGTTGATGTCCACATCTCACTCGGAAGGAGGTGACAACAAATGAAAATCGCAATCAAAGGTATGATAGTAGCCAACGAAGATAAGTGGATTTATGATTACTTCGGATACGACACCACATCCCCCGGTGAAGTTGCGGAAGCGTTAGAGAACGCACCGAGCGAAGAACCAATCACTCTCGAAATCAGTTCGCCCGGCGGAGATGTTATCGCAGCCAATGAAATCTACTACGCAGTCGCAACGCACCCGAACAGGGACATCACGGCAGACATTGTCGGATGGGCAGCGAGTGCAGCTTCTTATATTGCTCTTGCGGCAACAAAGGTACGCATCCTCCCGAGTGCCGTGTTTATGATCCATAACACATCAGGGCAGGCTCGTGGCGACTATCACGCTATGGACCAAGAATCCAAAGTCCTGAAAAACTTTAACAAAGCGGTGGCAAACATCTACCGATTAAAGACAGGACTCGGAGAGTCAGAAATCCTATCCCTTATGGATAAGGAGTCATGGCTCACAGCACAGGATGCAAAAGACAAGGGATTTGTAGATGAGATTATCGGAGATGAAGGCGGAACACTTAACGCCGCCCCAGTCATCGTAACGAACAGCTTCGGTGCTGGTCTTATCCCCAAGGATAAAATCAACGCCTTCCGTGAAAAACTGAAGGAAGCACCTACACCGCAGGCAGCTCACACAGACCCCGAGCCTACACCCGAACCTCCGGCAGAACCCAAACCGCCCGAGGACACAACCAACGCCGTAGCAACGGCAAACATCAAAAAAAATCTTTTATTTTAGGAGGACAACGACAATGAAAAAGCGTTTACTCGCCTTAATTGGCAAGAAGAATGACCTGAAAGCACAGGCATTCAAAATCACAGATGCAGCCATCGCAGAAAACAGAGCAATGACTGCAGACGAACAGGCTGAATTCGATAGAATCAGCAACGAAATCAAAGCAGTAGAAACAAACATCGAAACTCTTACATCCTTGATGGATGACGGCGAAGGCGTGCCTGAAGGCGAACCCATCAGAGATGGTGGCGAACCCGAGGATAAGACCAAGTTCAAGACTTTTGGTGCTTTCCTTTCTGCAGTTCACGATGCAGCCGCTCCCGGTGTAAGAACTATTGACGAAAGACTTCGCAACGAAGCAAGCGGTGCGAATGCAAGCACAGCATCCGATGGTGGCTTCCTCGTTCAGGAGGACTTCGTAACTGAACTTTTGAACAACGCATACAAGACAGGCGTTCTTACTTCAAAGGTTAGAAAAATCAAGATGGGCGCAGCTTCCAACACTCTCAACATCAACGGCATCAACGAAAACAGCCGTGTAGATGGTAGCAGATGGGGTGGCGTTCAGGCTTACTGGGACAGCGAAGCAAACGAAATCGCTGCAAGCAAGCCTTCATTCAAGCAGATCGTTCTCACTCTTAAGAAGTTGACTGGTCTTTGCTACGCAACAGACGAACTTCTTCAGGATGTGCCTGCGCTTGCAGATGTAATTTCTACAGCGTTTGCAGACGAGTTCGGTTTCAAACTTGACGATGCAATCATCAACGGTAGCGGTACAGGCGAACCTCTTGGTATTTTGAATTCTCCTGCACTCGTTACAGTTGCAAAGGAAACAGACCAGACCGATGTACTCGTAGCAGAAAACATCGTAAAAATGCTTGCGGCTTGCTACGACAAGCAGGGCAACGCAGAATGGTACATCAACCGTGAACTTCTTCCGGCTCTTGTAACATTGAAGATTGGCGACACACCTATCTACCTTCCTGCAGGAAGCATCGCTGGCGCACCTTACGGCACACTTCTCGGCAAGCCTGTAAACTTCATCGAGCAGGCAAACGCAGCTGGTGCAAAGGGCGACATCATTCTCGCAGACTTAAGCCAGTACATCTTGACAGACAAGACTGGCGTAAGCGCACAGCAGTCCATCCATGTACGCTTTGTATATGACGAAACTGCATTCAGATTTATTTACAGAGCAGACGGTCAGCCTGCATGGAACGAATCAAAGACACCTTACAAGGGTGCGCAGAAGCAGTCTCCATTCGTTACACTTGCAGCAAGAGGTTAATCGCATAAAGGGAGGTAACATACGATGAAAGCAATAATGCCAAAAATCGAGATTGTTTCCGAACCCGGTGTCATTTTCGCTTCGGAGATTAAGAGCGAAAAAGCGTCTCTTGTAAATTACCAAGCGGTATCGTTTGTGATTTCGACTTCCACTTCAAAGGCGGAAGCGAAAGCAAAGGTTACAGTCATCGGAGCAAATGCTGACGGCGAAAAGGATGCGGTTTCATTCTGCATCCGTGAAGTCGGCAAGGCTGCACCGAGCGTAACCAAAGAAGCGACAATCAACATCGGCGGAAAGAAATCAGGCAAGACATATGTCGTAACCGTAACAGCCGATATGCTTACAGGAACAAAGTGCAACTCCGTTGTGCTTAAGGTTTCCGATGCAGGCAAAGAGTGCGACATCTGCGGTTCAATTACCGCATTATACGAACGCCCAAGATATACTGAATAAGCGAAAGGAGTGAGCAGAAATGACGGAGCAACCTATCTCATTAAAAGAAGCAAAGGACTTCTTGCGTGTTGAGTACACGGACGAAGATAAATACATCGAGTCCCTTATCATAACCGCAAGGGAAATGTGCGAGAGTTTCATGCGAAAGCAAATAGACATCTCGAACTGCCCTGAAAGAGTACGGCAGGCGATGCTCCTTCTTGTCGGTCATTTCTACGAAAACAGAGAAACGGACACCAACAAGGAACTCCCGAGAACCGTCTATAATCTGCTCCGCCCCCTTCGAGAACCGAGGTGGTAAAAATGAAATTCGGACAAATGCGACACAGAGTCGTACTGATGAAACGCAAAGGGACCGTCCGCAATTCAATGAATGAGGAAGTCCCAGCCTTTGAGGTTTACCATCCCGGCTTGAAACTTCTTGTGGTTTACGAGGACAACGATGAGCAGGGCGTTGTTTATTGGAGAACGCAAGGAGAGGGCAATGCCGAAGTCGTGAAAGACAGGACCGGCAGAGCCTACGCCCATGTATTAGAACAAGGCGAATACGCCTACTGGGCAGAGGTTAAGCCGACCACAGGGCGTGAATATGAAGAAATGCAAAAAATCCGAGCCGAAACCACATACAATGTCAGGATGAGGTTTCTCCCCGGTATCACTCACGATATGTTTATAATCCATCACGGGAAAAAACTGCAGATAGAGTCCATACTCGATATTGAAGAAAGGCACAAGGAACTGACCATCGTCTGTTCAGAGGTGCAACGATAATGGCTCGTCAGCCAAAAGGTGGAGATGGACTCGACATCTTCGGAACGGAAGAACTGGAAAAAGCATTTAATCGTTTGAGTGAAAAATACGAGGACAAAGTCGATGCGTTGCTTATGGCACAAGGTCGCACAGCGACCAACCGTGTCAAATCCAAAACCCCTGTCGGAAAGACCAAGAAACTGAAAGGCAGCTGGAGGTTGAAAAAGGTCAAACGATACGGAGCGAACGGAGCGGTCAGAGTTGTAAGAATTCAGACCCAAGCACCGCATGGACACCTCGTAGAAGATGGACACGAAATAGTCCGTGGCGGAAAAACTCGGGTAGGCGGACGAACCCTCAATACCGTGCAGAGAAAAGCAAGAGGTATCACGAGCGGCGGCAGAGTTAAGGGAAAAGAAATGCTGAAAAGCACAATGCGAGAACTTCAAAGCGGATTTTTCAAATCAGCCGAAAAGATGCTCGAAGAAATCACAAAGGAGGTAGAACTGTGAAAATTACGGAAATCAAAACCGCAATCAACAACAGAATCATAGCCAACGGCGGCAGAGTTTACTCAAACGAAACCGATGAAGGCTACGACAAGCCTGCCTTTTTTGTTGAGGTTATACCGATAACCCGAACACGAATATCCCCCGTTTATGAAGAAGTCGGAATGCGAGTAGAAATTCACTACGAGCCGTCAGTCGAAACCGAGGAAGAATGCCTGCAGACCGCCGAAAAAATAGACTCGTGGTTTGCGACACCAATCCCCATCGGGGACAGGAAGATAAAACCACCCGAAGAAATTCAGCACACGACCGATGACGACACAACTCTATATTCGGAGTTCGCAATATCGGTAACAAGAATTTATAACGAGGATGCATACACCGATGACGACACGCTCATGGGCGATGCAGAACTCGAACTCAACATCATCAAACAAGGAGGTAAGTGATATGGGATTACCCCAAATTATAATCGAACTTAAACGCAAGGCTTCTACCCTCATTCAGCGTAGCAGCCGTGGCATCGTAGTTCTTCTTTTGAAAGACGACACAAATGTCGGCTTCACAAGACAGACCTACAAGAGCCAGTACGATGACAACATCTCGGAAGCCAACTGGAAACCCGAGAACATCGACTACATCAAGAAGGCGTTCCTTGGCAAGCCTTCCGTTGTTATCTGCGAGAGAGTCGGTGTAAGCGCAGAGGACACAACCTACACCCTCGCAGCCGCACTCGGCAGACTCGTATCAACACGCTTCAATTACCTTGCAATGCCCGAGGTAGAAGCAGGCGATGCAACCACCATCGCAGATTGGATTGACAAGATGCGTAATCAGAAGAAAAAATCCTACAAGGCAGTTCTTCCGAATAGTGCATCGGACAACTGCGGTATTATAAACTTCACGACCACAAACATCGTGGTCGGCGAAAAGATTTATACAACCGCAGAATACACCGCAAGACTTGCTGGTATTTTCGCAGGCATCGCTCTCGATAGAAGTGCGACATATTTCGTGCTTGACGAAGTGGACTCAATCGCAGAGATTGACAACATGGACGAAGCAATCGACAAGGGCGAGCTCATCCTGATTAACGATGGCGAGAAAATCAAAATCGGCAGAGCGGTAAACTCCAAGACCACAATCGAAGATGGCGAAATCGAGGACATGAAGAAAATCAAAATCATCGAAGGTGTGGATCTTCTTCAGGACGACATCAGAACAACCTTCGCAGACAACTATGTCGGCAAAGTTTCCAACAGCTACGACAACAAGGTAGCATTCTGTGCAGCCATCAACGCATACTTCAAAGACCTTCAAAAAGAGGGCGTTCTTTTCGACCAGTACGAAAACAGCGTAGCCGTTGACATTGACGGTCAGGAAGCATATCTCAAAGAGCAAGGCATCGACACATCGGAATATAGCGAGGAACAGTTGAAGAACGCAAACACAGGAGCGATGGTATTCGTATCCGGCGGTGTTCAGTTCCAAGATGCTATGGAAGATTTGAAGCTTTCGCTCTCAATGTAAGGAGGTAAACAATCATGGCAACAAAACCCAGCGCACCAAGAGTGATGAGCGGAACATTCGGTATGCTTTACTGGGACGGCGAGCCTGTATATGAGGTTTCGTCCTTCGAAGCAAAACTGAAAGTAAACCGTGAAACAATCGCCTTCGCAGGCGACATGACAGAGGACTCCAAATTGATGGGAACTGCCGGAGAATGGTCGTTCAAAGTTAAAAAGGTGTTCTCGAGAGGACAAACTAAAATCGCAACCCAAATCAAGAAAGGCGTTGACCCAAGATGTCAGTTCATCGGTAAGGTTGACGACCCGGATGCATACGGCAGCGAAAGACTCGTTCTCGACAACTGCTGGTTCGGAGATTTGACTCTTATGTCTTTTGAAACAGGGAAAGTCCTCGAGGAAGAATTCTCGGGCGGATTTACCGATTTCGACTTCCCGGACACAGTAGAAGTTCAGTAAAATTTCAATTTACGAAAGGAGTAAATAACAATGAAAACTCAAACTAAAATCACTTTGAAGGAACTCATGGCACGCAAGGAGCAAATGCTCGAAGCAAAGAAAACTCCCAAGCGTGCAGATTTGTATGTGAAATCACTCGGCGGTACAATCACCATCGAAGAACCGAGCCGTGAACTTGCAATCGAAGCACAGGGAATGGATGACGGTGTCGGCGATGTTTATATGGTTTATCAGTCTGTGGTAGAACCACCGCTCAAAAGCAAAGAACTTCAGAAGGAGTTCGGATGCGTAGAGCCGATGGAAATCGTGGAAAAGATATTCAGCCACGGCGAAATTCCACAGATTGCAGTAAAATGCTTGGAGCTTGCAGGCTACAGTCCTGACAGCGTAAAGATTATTGAAGAAACAAAAAACTGATAACTGCAGACGATGAGTTGTATATGATACACCATTATCTGCAGAGAGGAATACCAGCCGAACACATTATGAATCTTGACCCTTCCGAAAAGTTGTTTTACAGAGCGAGTATGTACCTCGCCTTTGACGAGGAAGCAGCTCGCTACAAAGCAATGTCTGGAGGAGATAAGTAATGGCAAAGAAGAATATCGGCGCTACAATCTCCCTCAAAGACGGAGGTTTCAATAGCGGAATCAAGAGTGCTATAACAAGCCTCGGAAGTCTCAAAAAAGGTTCAGAGGGTGCAACCTCATCAATGAAAAAATTCGGGTCGCAATCATCGTCCGCCGGAACAAGCCTCGCTTCACTTGCGAAAAAGGCACTCGGTGTCGTAGCGGCATACGCCAGCTTCAAGACCGTGGTAAACTGGAGCAAGCAATGTATCGATGCAGCCAATGTTCAGGCGAACGCAGAGAAACGACTCGAAACATTGATGATGAATGTAAAAGGCACGACCCTGCAGAATGTGGATGCGATGAAAAAATACGCATCCGAACTGCAAGGCGTAACCACAGTCGGAGATGAAGCGACCATTCAGGGTGCATCGCAGCTCGCAACCTTCCAGTTGCAGAGTGACACCATCAAAACCCTTCTGCCATCGTTACAAGACCTCGCAGTTTCGCAATACGGCGTAGCGGTTTCAGGCGACCAAATGCAAAGTATGGCGAACCTCATGGGTAAGGTTATGACAGGAAATGTCGGCGCACTTACCCGATACGGCGTAACATTGAGTGATGCCCAAGCCAAAATCCTGAAAACAGGAACGGAAAGCGAAAAAGCAGCGATGCTTGTGGAGGTTTTAGGTCAAAACTTCGGCGGACTTTCGGAAGCCATGGCGAACACGCCCGAGGGTAAAATCCAGCAGTTGAAAAACGCATGGGGCGATATGCAAGAAGTCATCGGCACAAAACTATACCCGATAGTCACCCAAGTCCTGACTTATATCACAGGAAAACTCCCCGGAATACAGTCCGCATTCACAACCGTGGTCAATGCGGTTATGCCGGGAATTCAAGGCATCGCCACATTTGCCACAACGATGATAGACACGATATGGAACGGCGTGCAGTCGTACATATTGCCAGCCTTCGGAAGTTTCAAAGATGCCCTGTCCCCCGTTTTTGACGGATTGACAAATATGGGTAACAGCTTCAGTTGGACGGACATCCTGACAGGAGCATTACAAGTCGTAGGAGCAGCCCTCGAGGGCGTAGCGGCAGCGACAGGCTTCGTCATAGATAACTGGAATATCATCGGCCCGATTGTTTACGGCGTAGCCGGAGCAATGGCAGCCTACAATGTCGCAGTCGGAATCACAAACGGACTGCAAGCAATATGTGCAGCCACAACAGGAGCAAGTGCCGCTACCATGGGTGCGATGTCCTTCTCGGAACTCGCAGCCGCTACAGCGACAGGCGTACTGACGGCAGCACAGACGGCACTCAACACCGCATTTCTTGCATCGCCTATCGGATGGATTGCAGTAGGCGTGGCTGCTTTAATCGCAGTCTTTGTCGCACTTTGGAAAAACTGCGAAGGCTTCCGCAATTTCTTTATAGGAATGTGGGAAAAAATCAAGGTAGCCTTCAGCACCGTGGTCAACGCCCTCAAGTCCGCACTCGGACCGTTGAAAGAAGCGATGACCGGGGCATTCAAAGAAGCGTGGGCGGTCATTAAGCAAGTATGGGATTTTGTCGCTCCGTATTTCAACGCCTTGTGGAACACCGTGAAGCAATACTTCAATGTCGTCAAGGTTTACATTTCGGGAGCGATTAACACCGCATGGACTATCATCAAAGCCGTATGGGATACCGTTGTCGGATATTTCACGGCAATATGGAACACCATCAAGGGCATTTTCTCGGTCGTTAAAAATGTGCTTTCAGGCAACTGGCAAGGCGCATGGGATGCGATCAAGGGAATCGTAGCCGGATGGGGTGCATACTTCCAAGGAATATGGAATAGCATCAAGTCCGTTTTCTCGGCAGTCGGCTCGTGGTTTTCAAGCACCTTCTCGGCAGCTTGGACAGCGATAAAGAACATCTTCGCAACTTGGGGAAGTTTCTTCTCGGGACTTTGGAACGGAATCGTCAATGTTTTCTCGGTAGTCGGTTCATGGTTCGGAAGCATTTTCTCATCCGCATGGCAAGCGGTCGTCAACGCCTTTTCAGGCGTGGTCGGCTTCTTCCAAGGAATATGGGACACCATCAAAAATATGTTTACAAGCATAGGAACGAGCATCGCAGACGGAATATCGGGTGCATTCAAAGCCGTGGTTAACAGCGTGATAAGTTTCGCAGGCAACCTTATAAACGGCTTCATAAACTCGATAAACTGGGCAATCGGGGTAATCAACAAAATCCCCGGTGTTAACATAACGAAACTGCAGACGGTCAACCTTCCGATGCTTGCGACAGGCGGTAACATTACCCGAGCAGGCGATGTTATTGTCGGCGAAAAAGGTCCCGAAATGCTCCACCTTCCAAGAGGGGCGCAAGTCGAACCACTCGACCGAAACAAAAACAAGGGTGGTAATGTTTTCAACATCCACATCGATGCAAGAGATAAGACCCCCGAAGAAATCGTAAACGAACTGATGCCAAAGTTGAAACTGGCACTCGATATTATATAAGGAGGAATGATAGAAAGTGGATATTTACTTAAGCGTGAACAACCGTGAAGAAGTAATCAAGCTGCCTGTCGTTCCTCCTTCGTTTACCATAACGAAGCCAAGGAACAACAAGAAGTTCGAAACGGTAACAGGCGCAGAACTGAAACGAATAGGAACATCGGGACTGAAAGGAATTACAATCGAGTCTTTCTTCCCGGTTCGAGATTATCCGTTTTTGAGGGACAGAACATACAAAGGGCAGCAGTATGTTTATATTATTGACACTTGGGTGAGTCGCAGACTGCCCATCAGACTCATCGTAACGGACACACCAATCAATATGGCGGTGTCCTTGGAGAACTTCGAATACACCATCGGACAGGACAGCAACCTGAACTACACGATGACATTCGAGGAATTCCCACTCATCAATGTATCGGAGCAAGCAACCGAAACTGCACAACAGTCCACGGTCGACAATGCAACCGATGCAATAACCGTCCTCGTAAACAAGGGCATCATCGTCAACCCCGAGATTTGGTACGGCGGAACTTGGAACGATGACCACTTCAAGACCTTACTGGTCAAGATGGCAGCATATGTGGCAAATGCACAAGTTGACACGCCTGCCGATGCGGTCGCAGTTCTTACCAACAACCAAATCATCAACACACCGCAGATATGGTACGAAGGCACATGGAATCTCGACCACTTCAACGCCCTGATAATCAAGGTGGCAAACCATATCAACGGATAAAGCGAGGTGGAGAGAATGCAACTATACGCAGACGGAATAGAAATCACAGAAACAGCCGGAGGTTTATCGTGGCAGAATTCGATAGACGAAATCTCGACCACGATGACCTTCAGCATAGGTAAAGATTTAAGTTCACGATGGACATCGACATATCTCCCGAAAGAAGGAAGCATCGTCTCATATTTTACCGCAAACGGCGAAATGTTCAGAGGGATCGTCCTTTCAGTCGATGACGGAGATACGATGCTCAATGTTTACACGGTCGCAGATTACGGCTTCTATTTGAAAAAATCAAAGGAAACCTACCAGTTCAACAGCATATCGGCAAACTCCGCCATCGAGCAAATGTGTTCGGACTTCGGAACACCGATAGACTCGCTCTGCGACATTGGATACACGATAAAGAAGATTTATATGGACAAAACCATATACGACATAATGAAAGACATCCTCGAACTTGCAAAAGCCGCAACAGGCTCGGAGTTCAACATCGATGTAACACCAAGAGGACTCCGCATTTATAAAATCGGAGATATTGTGGCAAATCCGACCTTCAGGCTTGCGGACAACCTACCAACCGCAGGCTCGGTAGGATACCACGGACCGATGACACATAAAACCTCCATCGAGGATATGTACAACTCGGTCAAGGTTATCACAGGCAACGATGACGGCTTCACGCAAAGAGCAACGGCACAAGACGAACAGTCCATAGCAGCCTATGGACGACTTCAAGAGGTAATCAAAATCGAGGATGACGAGGTCGGCAACGCTTCCCAAGTCGCACAATCCAAACTCGCTGAACTCAATGTAATCAAAGAGGAATACTCGATACCGATTATAGAAGATGTGGAAAGCTACACGAGAGCCGGAAGCGTTCTCAACGACAACGGCGCAACATTCCTCATCAAGAGCAGCGAACACGCCATAGACCGTGGCACACACACCGTGACACTTAATCTCCAAAGGAGAGGATAGCATGAACAACGGAATAACCGAACTCGCAAAACTACTGCGAGAGCGTGAAAACAGAGAGGACTACTCTCCGATGTTCGGAAAGATAACCTCTCTGCCAACGCTTCAAATTCAAATCGGCAGTAAAATCGTAATCGATGCATCATTCGTAAAGGCACTTTTCAACCTTTACGAAACCGACTCATACGGAAGATATATCCACCTTGGAAAAGAGGTCGTTCTGCTTCCGTATTCGGACTGCCAAAAATTTATAGTTGTAGGGGTGGTGGTCTAAATGTTCCCAGTTTCGACAATTAACTCAAAGCAAGCAAAGACCGAAACCGCCGGACACACAGGAAAAATTTCCTTCGTTTTTGACTTCAACATCGGAGATTTTGTAGTCGAGGACGGAAAGGTAAAACAATGCACAGGCGACGAAGCACTCATGATATGGGTGCAGAAAATCTGCCAAACCGAGAAGAAGCGATACCGAGTATATGACGACACGCAGTACGGCATCGTGGTCGAGGATCTAACAATGGGGCAGAGATACTCCCGAGATTTTGTGGAGTCGGAACTCCGCCGAGAGTTAGAGGAAGCACTCCTTCAAAACGAGCAGATAACAGGACTGGCATCCTTTGAGTCCGTTTATACAGGCAATGACAAATTGATATTCAAAGCCGACATAATCACTACAACAAACGGAATTTTGACACAGGAGGTGATATATAGTGGCTGATAGCAAAGACCAAATCCTCGAAAGGCTTATGGCGGACATAGACGACAAATACGACAAGACAGTCGGCTCGTTTATGTACGACACGCAGAAACCAAGAGCCATAGAGGATGAAAAAATATATGCTCGAATAGAAAAGGTCGCAGACAGAGCCTTCGTAACCACAGCGACAGGCGCAGACCTCGTGGCAAAACTTGCCGAAGTCGGAATTGAAATGAGAACCGCAACCTACGCAAAAGGCACGGTAACCATTTCAGGAAATGCGGGCGACAAAGTAGTCGCAGGCACAAAAATCAAGTCCGACAGTTTATTCTTCACGATAACAGCATCGGGAACGATTGACGAAAACGGAACTGCCGAAGTTCCTGCAATTTGCGACATCCCCGGAGCTGCAGGCAATGTTCCAGCTGGAGCGATTAAATCCTTCCCTGTTTCCGTTGGATTGTCAGCGGTAACAAATGCCGAAGCATTCAGCGGTGGCTACGATGCCGAAACCGAGGAAGAAGCCAAAGAGCGATACTACGCATTAGCAAAGAAACCGCCTACGAGCGGAAACAAATACCACTACGAAACATGGGCGACCGAAGTCCCCGGTGTAGGTGCAGCCAAATGCGTGCCACTTTGGAACGGTCCCGGCACGGTCAAGGTTTTAATTATAAACCAAGAGCGTGAAGAAGCGGACACAGACCTCATCAAGAGCGTGACCGACTACATCGAGAACGAACGCCCAGTCGGAGCAAGCGTAACAGTAGTGAGTGCAACACCGCTGCCGATAAATGTATCAGCAACGCTCGAACTGCAGAGCGGATACACGGTATCAGAGGTCAAGAGCCTTATCGAAAAGGAAATCGAAACATACCTGAAAGACATCGCCTTCGAGCAAAGCTATGTATCGCTTGCACACATCGGTCGAAGCATTCTCGGAATCAACTGCATCGTGGACTACGAGAACCTGACCATAAACGGCGGAACTTCCAATGTCGACATCTTGGACGAAGAAGTGCCAACATTGGGGGTGGTGACCATTGAGTAAACTCATAAAACACCTACCCAAATATTATAACAAATCCGCAGTAATGGCAGCCGTGCTTCTGCCACACGAAAATGAACTGGCGAGAATAATCTCGAAAGTCGAGGAAGCCGAAAAGCAAATGATTATATCGGAAGCGACCACCGCTCTCGATAGATACGAAAAAGACCTCGGCATTCAGACGAACCACACGGAAAGTTACGAGGCACGCCGAAGCCGTATCCTCGCAAAACTCCGTGGACTTAACGCAATCACAAAGACCGCACTCGTCAATGTCGTTAAGGCATATATTGACGGCATAATCACGATAAAAGAGAACGCATCAGACTACACCGTGGACATCAAATTCGTAACGAGAAAAGGTATCCCCGGAACGATGAGCGACATCGAAAAAGCGGTCAGCGAAGTCATCCCTGCACACCTTTATGTAAATTACATCTTCACATACAGAACATGGGACGATGTATATGAATTTATAGGCACTTGGGATGCCGCATCGGCGTACACTTGGGGCGGCTTATCAATCGCAGAAATTCTCACAAATCTGTATATCGATGAAGAAACCAAGCGAGTGTACTACCGAGCAACCAACGATGGGAATGCCACTTTGATATTTGATAACGGCAGACCATACGCACGATATTATGAAGGAGAGTGATATAAATGGCAATTCAAGAAAATGATATCGGATTGGTAAGTTTTGAGGAATTCAACGAACACCAAACCAACACCGATGAAACCATCCTCCATGTCACCGCAGCCGAAAAAGAATCGTGGAACGCAAAAGCTGAAGGAAGCGAGGTCGCAGAGCATAAGAATGCAATCATCCTCGACCACCCTGACGAGTCGGTAACAAAAGAAAAAATCGCCGATGGCGCAGTCGGAGAGAGTAAACTCGACACACCGCTCGGCGACAAAGTAAAGAGTTATGACTCGCACATCGCCAGCAAGGCGAACCCTCACGGCGTAACACCAGCACAAATCGGACTCGGCAACTTGGATAACATCAAACAAGCACCGCTTGAAGATTTCGACAACCACACCTCTGCACCAGTCATCGACCACCCGGACGGCTCTGTAACCACAGAGAAAATCGCAGACAAAGGCGTAACAGGTGCAAAGATTGCAGATGCAGCCGTGGGCAATGCAAAAATCGCAACAGGAGCGGTAACCGATGAAAAGATAGCCGATGGCACAATCACAAAGGGAAAACTTGCTACGGATGTTCAAACTTCCCTCACAGGAGCAGACAGCCACAAAGCAAGCAAGAGCAATCCCCATGGAGTGACAAAGGCGCAGCTTGGACTCGGAAATGTTGACAATGTTCAGCAAGCACCGAAGGCGGACTTCGATGCACACAAATCGGGAGCAGTTCTCGATCACCCTGACGGTTCGGTAACCGAAGCAAAAATCAAAGACGGAGCGGTAACTTCCGACAAACTCGGAACAACATCCGTAACAGCAAGCAAACTCGGGACCGGCTCTGTAACCACAGAGAAAATCGCAGAGGGTGCAGTCTCAACAAGCAAGATTTCAAACGGAGCGGTAACCGCCGTAAAAATCGGCACAGCCGCAGTCGAAACCGCAAAAGTCAAAGATAGTGCTATCACAAGAGCCAAAATCAATGACGGAGCGGTCGATGCTTCCAAGTTAAGCACAGATGTTCAGGAGAACATCGAAAGCCGTGAGAAGTCCGAAAACAAAGGTGTGCCGGACGGATATGCACCGCTTGACTCCGCAGGCAAAATCCCGAACGAATTCTTATACGGACAGACCGTCAAAGAATACGGCGTGAGATGGAAAGGAACATCCTCTACCGTCTGCGAAAGACTCGGCGATGCGGTCGGCTTGGTAGCCAATGCACAACTCGGAGTTGTCAGCACGGTTCAGAACGACTTCGACAACATCTATCCGTGGAGTGAAATGAGATTGTGCAACTTGGATGCAGAGGGTAACATCCTCGCATACGCAGGCGAGCCTTCATTCACAAGGGACGGAACAAACGGCGATGTAATGGTGCAGATACCGAAGTTCTACTACAAGAGAGAAAAGACCGCCGAAGGATATGAAGAATGGTGGATTTGTGCCGTGAAACTTCCCGGATACGAACTTCACCCAGTATTTATGGATGACGGCAAAGAAGTCAGTGCAGTATTCCACTCGGCATACAACGCAAGCGTTGAAACACTCGAGGATGGCACAACAAAAATCCTTCGAAGCATTTCAGGCGTTCAGCCTTCAGTAAGAACAACCCGTGCAACTTTCAGAACGAGAGCAAGGAACAAAGGGACCGGCTGGAGCATTGAGGACATCGCCTGCGTTAACGCATTGCAGATGCTCTACATGGTAGAATATGCAAGCACTCATTCGCAGGCAAAACTCGGAAGCGGTGTAAGTTCGCTGAACTACACAGCGACACATCTCGCAGTTGAAGCCGGAGAGAACACAAACGAATTTGTAACTTCGACAACCAACGCAAATAAATACAGAGTCGGAGAACGAATCGAAATCGGAACAAGTCAGGGCAGTAACAACAAGACCTCGACACCGAGAACAATCA